CTATTTACCGGCAAACGCCTCTTCATTCTTCGTCTTCGAATCGCTCTTTCGCTTGCGGTAATAGTTCCGGACGCTCTTATCGCCCTCGTTATCCAGAAAGAGGCAATACGGCAGGCTGTCCGTTGTCCGGTGCTTGACGACACAGCGGCAACAGACGCCATGATTCGGACAACTCTTCTTCGGACAGGCGCATTCTTTGACATTGGCGCAACTCATATCGCAATCCCCATGGTTACAGTACACGTGAAGTAAAGTCCGATCAGCAGGAATATGATTCCGGTAATCCGCTGAGCCCAGAGTTCGAACATGGCCAGCCGGTGATATGTCCTGCCAAGCTGATTGACTCCAAATGCCAGCAGAAAAGCAAAGAACAAAACCGGCAAACCGGTTGCCGTTCCGTAGATCGCGGGCAGCAACAGCCCGGAGTTGAACTTGATCGCCAGCGGGAGCAGGCTCCCGAAGAAGAGAGCCGCCGAAGTACCATTGCGACCAGAATCAGCAGCGGCCCCATCAGGAGATTCATATACTTTTGCAGCAGATGGGAAAGAGCACGCGGTCGCGCGGCTGGGTGCGGAAATAGGCGATGCACGCTTCAAAGAGCGACAGTTTCTTCTTGGGCGTGCGGCACTCCGGCGCGGGATTTTCCGGCTCGCTCACAATCCGGTCGATCCGGCTGACTTCAAACTCTTTGCCGCTGGACTGGCTTCGGACGCGCCAACCGTGTTCGAGGATCTCGGTAACTTCGACGGTAACGAGGTGTCGTCCGATTTTTACTTCGGCGACAGCTCCGACACAGATGCTTTCTTCACACATAACAGGCTCCTTTCGTTGAGGTTAGCCATACATAAGCATGGAGTTTTCACTAATCCACCAAACTATTCAAGATAAAGGAATTATATATGGAAGATTCTTTGAAGCTGACCGCGCTTCCGCGCGAAAAGCTCATTCTTCTGCTGACGCAGGCGGGGTCGCGCACCATTTCCGACGGCGTCCTTGCCGCCGACGTGGAAGCCGGCGCGCCGCAGAATCCCGACGGTACCTTCAATTTGATCCAATACGCCGCGTGGCTGGCGAAGCAGAATGGAGGCGGAGATGCCAATCAATCCGAGTAGTATGCGCGTGGTGGATGTGGCGCGGCTGTTGAACTCCACCGATTACGGCTTTGTGCTGTCGCAGGGACAGCTTTACCGCGACTTCAACCGCGCCGGATGCCGCATTGCCGCCACCGACAATCCGCGCAACATCAATCTTTTGAAATACATCGCGCATCTTTGCGACGAACTGCACGCTCCAGCAGTGACTGCCGGCGCACGCTCCTACGATGAACGCCGTGAAGCGGAACGGGCGCGACAGGCGGAACAGTCCGTAAGCGGGCGCGACATCGGCGCTCTGCCGGACGTGGCGAATGGTGAACGCAAAGCGGCGGGCGAGAAAAATTTCCGCTTTTTCTGCGAATCCTATTTTCCCGAAGTCTTTCATCTCTCCTGGTCGCCGGATCACCTGAAAGCGATTGGGAAAATTGAAACCGCGGTTCTGCAGGGTGGATTGTTCGCGCTTGCCATGCCTCGCGGTTCGGGTAAATCGACGCTCGCGGAAGCGGCGTGTTTGTGGGCGATGCTTTACGGGCACCGCGAGTTTGTGACCCTGATCGGGGCGACGGAATCGGCAGCACTGGAAATGCTCGACTCAATCAAAACCGAACTCGAAGTCAACGAACTATTGGAACAGGATTTTCCTGAAGTCATCTACCCCATCAAAGCGCTGGAAGGGATTGCCAACCGGTGCGCCGGTCAGCTCTACAAGGGCGAACGCACCCGCATTTCGTGGACGTCTGGCGAGATTGTCCTGCCGACCATCGCCGGAAGCCGTGCGTCCGGCGCGGTAGTGCGGGTTTCCGGCATCACGGGGCGAATCCGCGGAATGAAGTTCAAAAAGCAGGACGGGCGTACCATCCGCCCCAGTTTGGTCATTATCGACGACCCGCAGACGAGTGAAAGCGCCGGCAGTTTGGAGCAGACCCGCAAGCGTGTCCGTGTGCTTGCCGGCGACATCCTTGGTCTTTCCGGACCCGGTGAAAAAATATCGGGCATCATGCCGTGTACCATTATCCGACCCGGTGATATGGCGGAGCAGATTCTCTCCAAAGAAAAATACCCCGAATGGAACGGCGAACGCACCCAGATGCTTTACGAGCTCCCGAAGAACACCAAACTTTGGGAGGAATATGCAGAAATCCGCGCCGAATCTCTGCGTACCGAGGGGAATATCCAGGCGGCGACGGACTTCTACGCCGCCCACCGCGAAGCGATGGATACCGGCGCCCTTGTCGCGTGGGAGGAGCGCTTCAACCACGATGAAATCTCCGCCGTCCAACACGCGATGAACCTCAACCTGCAGGATGAAGTGGCGTTCTGGAGCAAATACCAGAATGAGCCATTGCCGGAGAATTTGGGAAGCGAAGAACAGCTCTCCATTGATCTGGTGATCCACAAACTCAACGGGCGCAAAACACATGAAATCCCCGTCGGCTGTAATCACTTGACCATGTTCATCGACATTCAGAAAGTGCTGTTGTTTTACACCGTCTGCGCGTGGGAGGATGATTTTACCGGCTATGTGGTCGATTACGGCGCGTATCCCGATCAGCGACGGCGCTATTTCTCGCTTGCGGATGCCACTCCGATGCTTCAAAGCACATTCCCGCGCGCCGGTTTGGAGGGGGCGATTTATTCCGGCTTGGAGGCGCTGACCAGTCAGTATCTTGCCATGGAGTTCCGGCGCGACGACGGCGCGGCAATGAAGATTTCCAAGTGCCTGATCGACGCCAACTGGGGTGCCAGCACCGAGGTGGTTTACCAGTTCTGCCGCCAGTCGCCCTTTGCCGGAATCGTGATTCCGAGCCATGGGCGCTACATCGGGGCAAGCTCCAAACCGATGAGCGAATACAAGAAGACCGCCGGCGACCGCGTCGGGCACAACTGGCGCATTCCCAATGTGGCTGGCAGGTGTGGGGTGCGGCATGTGGTTTTCGACGCGAATTACTGGAAAACCTTCATTCACGCCCGCTTCATGGTTTCAATGGGCGACCGCGGCTGTTTGAGTTTGTGGGGGCGCGAACCGGAGCGGCATCTGCTGTTTGCCGAGCACATGACCAGCGAATACCGCGTCCGCACCGAGGGGCGCGGGCGAAGCGTGGACGAGTGGAAACTTCGCCCCGAATCCAACGACAATCACTGGTTTGACGGTATTGTCGGCTGTGCTGTGGCTGGCTCCATGTCGGGCGCAGTCCTGCCGGGAACCGATACGCCGTGGAGTGCGCCGCGCGCAAAAATCCGCCTTTCCGAGCTCCAGAAGAAAAAAGTTGAAAAAAAGTCGGAAAAATTACGATGAAATGCCCGATTCTCGTGAATGTACTAGGCAGAACATTTCAGGAGAAAAAGAGATGAACGACGATACGGAGAAATTGAAAGCCAAAGGCGATTCGCCCAAGTCCGCCGAAATTGACAACCAAAAGATCGAACAGCATACGCTGAAAGACCAGATCGCGCTTGACCGCTACATTTCGGCAAAGCAGGCGACGCGGCGGGGCTTGGGCGTGAAGATCAGCAAAATGCACGCAGGAGGCGCACAATGAAAAACTTCCTGCCGGCGATTTTCCGCCCCAAGGCGCCCCGCGCTCCTCTGAAGTTTGTGCGCGGTCGCTTTGATGCCGCGTCAACCAACCCCGACAATGCGCGCCATTGGAGCAGTGCCGAATTCCTGAGCGCCGACGCCGAGGCAAGTTCCGACGTGCGCCGCATTCTGCGAACCCGTGCCCGCTACGAAATCAACAACAACTCCTACGCCCGCGGCATTGTGCTGACGCTTGCCAACGACAGCGTGGGAACCGGTCCGCGGCTTCAGCTCTTGAGCGATGACGAACCGTTGAACCGGAGTGTGGAAACTGATTTTCACAACTAGGCGCAGGTGGTGCGTCTGGCGGAAAAACTCCGCACGCTCCGCATGGCGCGCTGTCAGGACGGCGAAGGTTTTGTGCTTCTGGCGCAGAATCCGAATTTGAAGTATGATTTGGTGAAGCTGGATTTGCAGTTGATCGAAGCCGACCGGGTTACGGACGAACAATTCAACAGCGATCCCAACTGCATTGACGGCATCACCGTTGACCGTTTCGGCAATCCGGCAGGCTATCGGGTGTTGAAACACCACCCCGGCGGCGATTCGTTCGGGTATGAAACCATGCAGATTCCGGCGGAGAATATGATTCACATTTTCCGCGCCGACCGCCCCGAACAACACCGCGGCATCCCGGAAATCACGCCGGCTCTACCGCTCTTCGCCCAGCTTCGCCGCTTTACCTTGGCGGTACTTGCCGCCGCCGAAGCCGCCGCGGACTTTGCCGGCATCCTCTACACCGACGCTCCGGCGAACGGCGAAGCGGATTCTGTGGAGCCTCTGGATCACATCCAACTGGAGCGTAACATGCTCCTCACCATTCCGGGCGGCTGGAAGATGGGACAGCTCGACCCGAAACAGCCGGCGACGACCTACGCAGAGTTCAAACACGAGATTTTAAATGAAATTGCCCGTTGTTTGAACATGCCGTACAACATCGCCGCCGGCAATTCGAGCGGCTACAATTACGCATCAGGCAGGCTTGACCACCAGACTTATTACAAAAGCATCCGTGTGGATCAATCCTTTACCGCCGGCGCGGTACTTGACCGGATTTTCCAGGCGTGGCTCCGCGAATACCGCCTTGCCAAAGCGATCGAAATCGACGAGCTGGAAATCCCGCACACCTGGTTCTGGGACGGCGTGGAGCACGTCGATCCGCAGAAGGAGGCAACGGCGCAGGAAATACGGTTGCGCAACCGCACCACGACGCTTGCCGTCGAGTACGCCAAGCAGGGCAAGGACTGGGAAAGCGAGCTTCGACAGATTGCCAAAGAAGAAGCATTGATGAAAACCTTGGGCATCACGCCCGCCGAAGCACAAATTGCTCCGGCGCAACAGAAAGAGGAATCAGATGAATGAATTTGTCCTGATCGAAGCCGCGGGAAGCCGCCCGAAAGTCAACGGGCTGGCGTATTCCGGCGGCAAAATGAAACTCCCCGGCTGGAAGCATCCGGTAGTGGTAGACCTTGCCGGAATGAGCATCCCTGAAAGCGTGCCGTTGCTCACCAATCACGAAAACCACACTTCCAGCCGGGTCGGTCTGGTTCATGCCGCCGTCGCGGAAAACCAGCTCACCATCTCCGGCGAAATCGTCGCGGAGGGCGATAAAGCCGACGGCATTGTCGCACAGGCGAAAGCCGGTGCCGACTGGCAACTCTCCATCGGAGCGGAAGTCGAAGACGCCGAGCTGGTGCAGGGCAAACGTCCGGTCAACGGCATCGAACATGCCGGACCCTTTTACCACATCAAAAAATCGACGCTCCGGGAAGTATCGGTCGTCGCAGTCGGGGCGGATTCCTCCACCCAGATGAAAGTTACCGCACAATTTAAACTCAAAAATACCTCTCTCGAAGTCACGAGTACGGCAAAGCCGCACGGAATGATGGAGAGCGGGGTCCCCGAAAAGTACCCGAAGCTTTTTGCAACGCAAAAAGACCCGAGCTCCGTGAGCGAGGGTGGCAACTTTTTGGGGCAACTCAAAGGAGAAATGATTCAGATGAATGAAACCGAAACAAAAATCGAAGCCGCGCCGGAAGTCCAGGCAACTGCGGCAGTGCCGGCTCCCGCCCCCGACACGGCGAACGCCGCCATGCAGTCCGAACGGGAGCGCGTGCTCAAAATCCACACGCTCTGCAACGGCGAATTTCCCGAAGTCGAGGCAAAAGCCATCACCGATGGCTGGGATGCCGCCACCGCGTCGGAGCACATCCTTGCCGCCTACCGCGCCAAACAACCAAGTGCCGATGTCAACATCGTCGTCAAAACCGATGCTCCCGCCACCCGCAAAACTTTGGAGGCGGCTATGTGTTTGCGTGCGGGCATTGCTGAAGATGTGATGCTCAAAGCCTACGGCGAACAGACTCTTGAAGCCGCGATGCCGGACATGGATATGCCGCTCAAGAACCTGATGCTTGAATGTATGTGCATTGAGGGAATGAGCGTGCCCCGGAGCTTCGACAATGCGGCGATTCAGGCGGCGTTCTCGACCGTGAGCCTGCCCGGAATCCTCTCCAACGTCGACAACAAGAAGCTGTTGCAAAGCTACGAAGCACAGCCGATTACCGCATTGAAACTCTGCTCCACCGGTGATTTGAATGACTTTAAGGAGAATGACCGCTTTCGCCTGACCGATGTCGGAGACCTCCTGCCGGTCGCCCCCGACGGAGAAATCAAGGACGGCGGCTTGATCGAAGAAGGCGCGAAAAATCAGCTCGACACCTATGGGAAAAAGTTCTGCCTGACCCGCCGCATGATCATCAACGACGATCTGGGCGCGTTCATGAAAGTCCCCGTCGCCATGGGCAACCGCGCGGCGCGGCTGATCGACCAGCTCTTTTTCAGCCGCCTTTTGGCAAATCCGGTTCAGGCGGACGGGAAAAATCTTTTCCACAACGCCCACAAGAACCTGCTCGGCGGCGCCGCAAGCACACTCTCCGGCGACAGCCTCAAAAAGGCGATTCAGATGTATCTCGACCAAATTGACGGCGACAATCAACCGATCAGTGTGGAACCGCGCTACTTGGTGGTACCGACTTCGCTCAAGTATCTCGCCATTGAGCTGACGCGCGGCGCGACGCTCATCATGTCCGGCAGCACCGAAAACACCGTCCGTCCCTCCGTGAATGTGCTTGCCGACGAAAATTTGCAGGTGGTAAGTTCCCCGTATCTTGCCAACAGCGCGTATCCGGGCGCCAGTGCCAATTCGTGGTATCTCTTTGGCGCGCCGGGACAGGTGGATACGTTTGAGATCGGCTATCTCAAAGGCAAGCGCACCCCGACCGTGGAGCGCGGCGACCTTGATTTCAACGTGCTCGGCATGTGGTTCCGCGTCTATTTCGACGTCGGCGTGCGCGAACAGGATCACCGCGGCATGCTCAAAGCCAACGGCGCCGCCTGAGTCTTGGTTTGAAGATGTGGGGTTTGAGGTTTGAAAAACTTCCGACTCCACGCCAAATCTTCCAAACCTCAAATCTCAAACCTATAAAATTCGGAGAATTTTATGATGTACGCGAAATATGTGCAGAAGGGCGATTCGATTGATTATCGCCCGAATGAAGCCGTTGCCGCCGGCGATGTGATTGTCCTTGCCGATCTCGTTGGCATTGCCAGACTTGACATCGAAGCGGGAACGCTCGGTAGTCTTGCTGTGGTCGGTGTGTTTGATGTGGTCAAAGCTGCCGGGGCGATCCCGTCCGGTTCGACGCTTTACTGGGATGCCGGAGCAAAACAAGCGACGCTGTTTTCTGCGTCCAATCATTATCTCGGTAAAGCGATTGCCGATGTGGAGGCGGGGGATGAATCGGTGCGTGTGCTTTTGAATGCGCCGATTGCGTCGGGGGGCTCTTCTTCCACGCCGGCGGTGGGAATGATTCCCAATATTGTGGACAATTCCGGCAGCTCTGCCTTCCAACATCATTCCGGCATTGACCGATTTGGGCACGCGCGATGCCGTTGCGTCACTCAGCAGTAAACTCAATGAAATTCTGACGGCACTTCGGTCTTACGGCATTCTTGCGGAGCAATAATGGGACCCCTGAAACAGGCATCGGAATGGTTGGAGTACCAGCGTTTGCAGGAGCTTTCCGTTCCCGCCCTCTATGTGCGTCGGAGCGGCGAAAGAATCAAGGTCAATGTGACGCGTGGAAAAACATTGTTCCGGGCAGAAAATGAATATGGAGTCACAATTCGCACCGAAAGCCGTGATTTCCTGATCGCCGGTTCGGAACTGCAAAACAATCCCGAACGCGGAGATGCCGTCATCTATGACGGTGTCCGTTACGAGGTGCTCGCCCCCAACGGCGAATCGGTTTGGCGCTGATGCGGGACATATCACTGGACACGTCGTGTTCATACAAAAGAGATGGGAGATATTTGATGGCAAATGGAGATAATCCCGATCATCGCGACATCTGGGACAACCTCAATCAGGCACGTCTTGATATTGCAGAATTGCGCGGGATGCTGAATATGCATTTCAAGGCAAGTGAGCATCACCATCCACCCTGTAAACCCGCCGCTGATATGCAAAAAACGATGATGTCGGCGTAGGGCGCGGCGTTGATTGCACTTTTAGCCGCCATCGGAAATATTGTGATTGCATTGATACGGAGGTAACACAGATGAGTGAAGTTTTGAAGATAGCGGAAGCCGTTGCCGATCAACTCGCTGAATATCAGGCGGAAGTCCAGTTTGCACCAGAATTTGAACTGCGCGATCTGGAGGAGATGAGAGTGGTGGTGGTGCCGTTGTCAACGGAGTACAAGACACTTTCCCGTGCCAATCACGAGGAGCTGTTGAAGGTGCAGATCGGCATTTTGAAACGGGCAACCGAAGATGATTTGACGGAACTCCTGCGCTTCACCGAGAAACTGGGGCTGGATTTTCTGAACCAGAAAATTTTGGACGCGACGTGTCTGGTGGTTGCCTACAACCCCATTTACAGTGCCGATCATCTGCGCGAGCGGAACCAATTCACCAGCGTTATTGAGTTGACCTTCAAGAAGATCAAATGAAGTGCCGGATTGAATTCGCCGAACGCTGGATTCTGCTCGCGGTTCAGCGCGGAAACAACACGGCTCTCTGCCGTGCCGGAGCCTATATCCGCAAAGCGGCGCGCAACCAAGTTTCCACTTCCGAACATGCCTCCGCTCCCGGCGCTCCACCCAATACCCGGCGCGGCTTGTTGAAAAACTCGCTTCTCTTCGGAGTGGAGAAAAAACGGCAGTCGGTGGTGATTGGTCCAGCGGCGTCCATGATCGGCACGGCGATGACCGCACACGAATTCGGCGGCAAATACCGCAAACGCCGCTACCCCAAACGCCCGCCGATGGCGCCGACTTTGGAACGGACGGCAAGCAAACTCCCATCCTTATGGGAAAAATCAGTTCGATGAACCACAGGTTTGAGATGTGAGCAATGAAGTTTGAATTGCATTATCTCACGGCTCAACCCCAAAACCCCAAACCTCAAACCCCAAACCTCATAAAATTGGAGATTTTATCTATGGCAATTGTACTTGGCTTGGATGCCAAACTTCTGCGCGGAACCGCCGGGACGACCGGCGCGACGGAGGTCAAAAACGTCAAAGATTTGACCTTGAATCTTGAGTCGGGCGAAGCCGATGTCACCACGCGGGCGACCAAAGGCTGGCGTGCTTCCGTGGCGGCATTGAAAGAAGCATCGCTTGAATTTGCGATTCTTTACGACACGGAGGATGCCGATTTTCAGGCGTTTCAGGCGGCGTATTTCGGCAATACCGCGCTGTCGCTCTTTGTGACGGACGGCGCGGGCGGCGCTTGGATGCCGACTGGTCGATCACCGGATTTTCGATTGAACAGCCTTTGGAAGAGGCGTTGAGCGTGAACGTTACAGTGAAACCCACCGCCTCCACCCGCGCCCCGCAGTGGAAATAAAATTTGGAGGAAAAGATGAAGTCATTTACTGACAACACCGGGCGCGCCTGGATTATCAATGTCAATGTCGGGACAATCAAGCGGGTGCGCGCCCTATGCGGTGTGGATCTCGCCAACATCATCACGCTGGAACCGGGCAAAACGCCCAAGGTCGATCTGCTGGAACGGCTTGCCAGCGATCCCGTCCTGCTGGTCGATGTGCTTTACGCCGTGTGCAAATCGGAGGCCGACGCCAAAAATGTCTCCGACGAAGAGTTCGGGCGGGCGATGGCAGGCGATGCGATTGAATTGGCGACTTCCGCTCTGCTGGACGAGATCATTGATTTTTTCCCCGAAGTGAAGCGTCGGGTATTTCAAAAGATTCTGGCGGCTACCCGGCGCTTCGAAGCGAAAGGTAAACAGGCGCTGACAGCGTTGCTGGACGACCCGGCACTGGACGGCAAAATCGACGATGCGCTCGAAGCATTGACGAAATCATCCTCGAACTCGCCGGAATCGCCGGAGTCAATCCCGATCCCCTGACGCTCCGGGAGCTTGCCGCGTTAGCGGAGGCGCGCGGCAGGTTCGAGTGGGAGCAGACCGCAAGTCTGATGGCGCTGGTGGTGAATTTAGTCCGCAACCCCAAGAAGAGTAAACCGGCGAAATCCGCCGACTTCAATCCCTACTGCATTAAGCCGAAAACGGTGATCAAAGCACCGTTGACGGTGCTGAGGGATGTGTTTTGCACAAAAAAATGA